ATGGCCTTCCTCGGCGAAGGCGTGGGCGACATGCGGGAGCGAGGTCGCCACGATCACCTGGCTTGCCCCGGCTTGGTTATAGCCGGCACGAACTACGCGCTCGGCTCCGTGCTTGGCAAAATCACGGCGTCCGGCAAGTATCGCCTTTCGCCAGTGGCCGAGGTCGAAGGTGATGAAGGTGCCGAGACGGCTGTTGCCGTGCTGCTGGAAGCGGTCGACGCCACGGCGGCTGACAAAACCGCGCTCGTGGTTGCGCGCGGCCCCGTGATCCTCTCCGAGGCCGCGCTCGTATTCGACGCTTCGGTTGACGATGCGACGAAGACCGCGGCCAAGCACGCCGAGTTGTCTTCCGTGGGTCTCGTCCCGCGCGAGACCGCCTGATCGCCCCGATCCCAGTAAAACTTCATCACCGGGCCTCGACTTCGTCAGGGCCTGATTCTTTTGAGGAGACCCCATGGCACCCATGATCAATCCCTTCGACGCGGGCGGCTACTCGCTCGCCGAGATGACCCAAGCCATCAACATCCTGCCCAACATCTACACGCGGCTCGGCGAGATGGGCCTGTTCCGCTTCGAGGGCATCACGCAACGGAGCGTCATCATCGAGCAGGCCGAGGGTGTGCTGAACCTCCTGCCCACGGTGCCGCTCGGCGGGCCGGCAACCGTCGCCAACCGCGACACGCGCTCGATGCGTTCGTTCACGGTGCCGTGGATTCCCCATGACGACGTGATCACGCCGCAGGACATCCAAGGCGTGCGCGGCTTCGGCGTAGCCGACGCCGCCGACCCGCTGGCGACCGTGATGGAGCGCAAGATTACCCGCATGCGGGGCAAGCACGCCCAGACGCGGGAATACATGGAGGTCAACGCGCTGCGCGGTATCGTCAAGGACGGCGCGGGCGTCGCGCTCTACGACTATTTCGACGAGTTCGGCCTCGCCCAGCAGTCGGTCGATTTCGTGCTTGGCACCGCCGGCACCAATGTTCAGGCCAAGTGCCGCGAGGTGCTGCGCAACGTCGAGACCGAGCTCAAGGGCGAGACCATGAACGGCGTGCTGGCGATGGTCAGCCCCGGCTTCTTCGACAAGCTGATCGGCCACGCCAAGGTCGAGGAGGCCTATAAGTACTTCTCCTCGACCGGCGCCCAGCCCTTGCGCGAGGACACCCGCCGGCGCTTCCCGTTCTCCGGCATCGTGTTCGAGGAATACAATGCTACCGTCACGCTCTCGACCGGCGCAACCGAGACGCTGATCCCGGCGAACGAAGGTATCGCCTTCCCGCTCGGCACCATGGACACCTTCGTGACCTATGGGGCGCCGGCGAACCTGATCGAGACGGTCAACACCATGGGGCTGCCGATCTATGCCCGCCAGATCGCGCGGCTGGACGGCAGCGCCATCGATGTGAAGACCGAAGCCTCGCCGCTGCCGGTGAACAAGCGGCCACGGCTTGCAGTGAAGATTCTCACCAGCAACTGAGCCCGGCGCTCTTCTGTGATCGACTTCGACGCCCTGGTGCTCGACCCGATCTATGCCACCTTCGGCGAGCCTGCGGTCCTCACGCTTCGGTCGGCGAGCTACGACCTCACCGTGATCGATCACACCAAGGGCATCGCGGTCGAGGACGGCGGCATCGGCCTCCAGACCATCCGCCCGGCCGTGGACGTGCGGCGCAGCGCGCTCGCCGCCCATGGCACTGCCGTGGCCGACCTGGTCGGCGGTCAGGTGGTATTCGGCGTGACAGCCTGGCGCATCAAGACCGTGATCGAGAATGGCCCAGAACTCCGCCTGATCGTGATGCAGGACGAATGACCGACAAGCGGGAAGCCATCCTGCAGCGGCTCATCGAGATCGCCGCTGGCGTTGACGGGGTTGTCACGGCGGTGCGCAACCAGGACGAAATCTCCGAGCACGCCCGCCCTGCCATCGCCGTGTTCGACGCCGACGAGACCGCCGACGAACAAGCCTGGCAGCACGGCCACCCGGGACACGCGCCCAATATCGTCGAGATGACGCCCGAGGTCGTGATCCTGCTAGGCGCCTTGCCGGAGCGGGTCGGCACCGCGCTGAACGAGCTGCGAGCCCGGCTGGTCAAGGCGGTACTCACCGACGCGCAACTGATTGCGCTCACCGGTTCGAACGGGCGCATGCGCTACGCGGGCTGCAGCACGCATCTGCGTCACGGCCGTTCCATCGAGGGCGCCATGGCGGTGCAGTTTGCCATCACCTACGTGCTGCGCCCGTCCGAACTTTGAAGGAGAGCTTGAGCCATGCCAGTGTCACTCATCGCGCCCGATGTCGACAACTATGCGGTCGGCAAGGGCATCGTCTCGTTCAAGCCGGACGGTGCTGCCGATTACATCGATCTCGGCAATGTCGCCGAGCTCGAATACACCCCGAACGTCGAAAAGCTCGACCATTATTCGAGCCGCGCCGGCACCCGCACCAAGGACAAATCCATCGTGCAGACGCGCAGTGGAAGCTTGCGCATTCTCATGGAGGAATTGACGGCGCAAAACCTGTCGATGCTCCTGCTCGGCACCATCGACGAAGAGGCGGTCGGCGGCCCGACCGTCGACATCTTTGCGGTCAATTCGATCAAGGGCGCGGTCAAGTTCGTCGCCACCAACGATATCGGCCCGCGCTGGAATCTCGATTTCTACAACGTCGAATTCAGCCCGTCCGGCTCGTTCAACCCGATCTCGGACGAGTGGAACCAGATCGAGGTGACCGGCGAGGTCCTGCTGGCACCGGCAGGCCACGCGCAGGCCGGCAAGATCGGCATCGCGCAACTCACCAACCTGCCGCCGGCAGGCCCGTAATCTGAACCGAAGAGGCTTGCAACATGGTCAGCCTGCTCGACATTGCCGACCTGACAAAGAGCGTTCCCGTGCGCGGCAAGGAGGTCACGGTCTTTGGCATTTCGGCGCAAGATGTCGTCTATCTGTTGGGCAAGTTCCCCGAATTGCGCTCGCTCATGGCCGGCAATCGGGCCGAGCTCACGCCGGAGGCCATGCTGAAACTCGCGCCGGCTGCGGTGGCAGCCGTGGTCGCCGCCGGCACCGGATCGGCCGGCGACGAAAAGGCCGAAGCGGTCGCGGCGCGTCTTGCCATCGGCGAGCAGGTCGAAATCCTTGCCACGATCTTCGAACTGACGTTCCCGCAGGGCATCGGCCCTTTCGTCGCAAAGCTGGAGGCCTTCGGT